GATTGCTGCAATTCTTTTACGCTGTTCTTTCTTTCGCCAACAACTGATGTGAGTGATTTCAATGCAGAAAGAATCTTTTGTCCTTCTGGTGAATCACTACCAATTGCTGATATGGATTGTTCGATTAAGTCCATTGCCATGCCAATATTAATTAATGCGGCTTCGCGGCTTCCCATTTTAGGTTCTGGAGTGGACATTGGTGCTGCCATTGGAGGAGTTTCATCCGCTGACATTGAAGTATCTACAGGCTCTGCTTCGTTTTTAGCAGGCATAGGAGTAGTTGATGCTGGGTTTTCCATCATCTTAAGTAATTCTGCTGAGGGTTCTGCCATATTTTTTCCTAAATTTATATCGCTAGATATAAACAATTTTTATAGCATTGTCAATATCTATGCAATTTATTTGCACATTTTTCGGCTTTTACGACCTTTTCTTGCCATTTTCAGTCCTTTCAAAATAAAGGCGACCACTTTTTTAGAGAGCAGCCATACTCTTTTTTTAAAAACCACGGTTACCAGACCTAGTTGAACTACGATCAGTCATACAATTACCGTATGATTTCATACCTTGTACGCGGTATTGTAAACTTGCAGGTTGATCTTGTCTATCCAATTCTTGAGTTGAATAGCGTGGTTGATCTGCTGTTGGTGTTGTCATACCTTGTTGAGCCATTATAGTTCCTCCATATCAGGTGCTGGTGGTGCTGGACTTGGTGCAGGCGCTTGAGGTGCCATAGCCATCATCTCAGCTTGTTTCTCTTCATTTGCTTTTAATTTCTCTTTGAGCAATTGTTTCATTGGAGGTTCAAGTAAATCAATGAGACCCTCACGATCAATAGCTTGCGCCTTAAATAGATTAAATGCAAGCTGTCTTAAATCTTCTGTGAAGATTGGTGAGTTACTATGTGCATCTACTTTCACCACAAAATCTTCTGTAAATTGTGAAGCAATAAATGGTGTGCCGTCAACATCTTTAAAGTGCGTATCATCATACACACGCATCATTTTGAGATAGAGAGTTGCTACTTTCTCTAGTGCATCTTCTACAATGATGGCACGTTTCTTAGCGCGGCTAGAACCTAATCTTGCTAATTGTGAAGCGTGACCAGCAGAACGAACACCTTGTTCACCACGACCAGACAATACAGATGAAATACCAGAGGCTTCTGCAAACATCGCATCAACTTCATGGATCACTTCAAACAATTGTTGTGGCATATTAGGTGCAACACGTTCTACTTTTGCATTAGGTAAATCAGATGAAAGTAATCCACCTGCACGATTCAATGCAAAATTCTTTTCATCTAAGATACCAGTAAATCCAATCAATGCAGTTGGAGGATTGACTTGTTTAGATAAGAGATCAAGTATCTCAGTCATACGTTTATTTCTTAATTGTTGTAAGAAAACTAAACGTTGTACTTCAGATTGACCCCAATAGTAATCATATTGTGGATTAGGACAAATTTGAACAAAAGGACATTCTCCTTTTAAGAATACCGTTTCACCTGGTCTGTCATAGATCACAACATCAGGATCAGCAATGGTCACCACTTGATAGTCTTGTGTGTCATCATTCCACACCCAAAGCTCATTCATCTCGACTGTATCTTCAGCAACGCGTGCTTTATAGCGAGTGTAGCCAGATAAATCTAAATTAACGTTACCATACATGGTTGGATTGGATTGTGACATCACAATTCGATCTAAACCTTCTGGTACTTCTAAACCTGTTTGATGGTAAGCAGAGCTTACTCGTTTTAGAATCTCATCGCGTTTAGGATGAGAATACAAACGATTCATCAATTCTGATTTGGTAATGTAGTATTTTTGAACAATAGCCTCTTGGCGGTCTGTATATGGTGAATCTTCACGCAATACACCTACGTTACCAGGCTCAATCATGTAAGGATGGATGCCACCGCGATAGATAAGCTTCACAAAAGTGGTGTTGTAACATAACGCCCACGTCAAAGCGTTACTAAACACTTGGTCACAATTGCTATTTAGCCATTCATCATTAAGAGCTTTAGTGAGAATAGGCACTCGTCTAAATTCATCTGGAGGAACGGCAGCACCCAAATCAATAGAAAAGCGTGTGGTTTCTGCAGAAAACAGAAAGCTAGTGAGTTGATCGATGTGTGGATAGATTTTATTGAAGATTGCTGGTGCTTCCTCAGGACCAGACCCAAAAAGATAATAATTTCTTAACGCTGAGTAGTCACCTTTGCGTTCTGCAGCCGATACACCACATTTATTGATGAGTTCGAGGTAAAACTCCTCGCGTTTGACATTATCTTCTGGAATACGCATTATTTATCCACTTTTAAGTTTTCATGGTCTTGTATATAGCTTGCAGCCTTAGGTCCAGTCAAGTTTCCTGCGTCATGTGGTCTAAATCCTACTGCTTCATCCCTTACAGGTCTTACAGCGTTACCACTCATGACACTTTGCAAGTTATATTGTCCAGCATTACCCCACATCACTGCATCTCCAGGTCTTGCTTCTCTTGGAGGTGGTGCATTGTTGCGAGTTAAGTAATTACCTTGCGTTTCTCCCTCGCGGGTGGACTTTATGTCACTCATTTTAAAGTCACTAGCTAGGTTGTCAAGCGTTTTATCGTTCTTTTTAGTAGCATCTGATTTATAACTAGGTGCTTGTAAGAACACTGTCATCACATTTTCTGTGCATCCATGTGGGCAAGTAGGATCAAAACTCTCAAAAAACCCATGCTCACTGCATTTATAATCATGTAAAACTGCCATTTTTATCCCCTTTCAAGTTGTTTATCTAGTGTTACAAATGAATAATCAGCTTTATTTCTAACCCCTATATCCATTTTGATCTGTCCATTCTCGACTTTTAATCCATACTTTCGACCAAAACGTGGTTTAGGAACCTTTCTGTAATCCACAAATCGTGTCTTATCTATGTTTTGCATCACAGCTACTTCACCATTAAGCCAAGATTGGTAACCTTTTGATACTCGCCTTTGTACAAACTCACTCAAAGGTGTGGTGTCATAGATAAAAGTGGTTTGTAAAGTTTTATCTGACAAACCACAAAGCTCCGCAAAGAGCTGAACAGAGATGCCACGATTAATGTCTAACAAAAATTGTTTCATAATTCTATGTAATTCGCGTTTAGGTATGACTTCTACTCTCATCGATGTCCATACACTCCTATTCTTTTTAAGTAATCAGAGACATTACGACCTACGGCAATTTGTTCTGCAGTGTAATCATCTTGCACACGCGATACTTGGCGTGTCACCTTCTGTGCAATTAATCTAGGTTGCACTTGTTCAGCAAATGCAGCTACTGCTAAGGCTGATGCAATCACTCTGTCATCTTTGTTGCGACCACTTGCCATAATAGAACCACCATCACGCACAATGGTTTTCATCTCTTCAATCAATTCCATAGAAAATATATCCATCATGCCACGCTCAAAATAATCTTTCATGTAGGAAAGCATACGTTCTTTAGTAGCTGAAGTGGTCAACCATCCAATAGAATTACTCATACCACCTAAAGTATCATTACGTCTCCAGATGTAGTTTTGCATAGAGCCATAGACATTCATTAAATCAGCACCTATGGCACCACCCATAGAAGCTGCTTGTCTCTTTAGATTGTTTAACTCATTAATGACAGCCTGTCCTGGACCATTCACCTCTAAGTTTAAAGTAGAGTTCTTATAAGCACCTGCAAGGTGAGCAATCACCCATGCAAATTGATAGGTATTTAATTCAGACGTAGCAAACTCAGCCACTTGTTCCAAACCGTCAGCATAAGCTCTAAAGACTTGTATGCAAAAACGGTCAGCCCAATCAGAACTACCATAAGCGGGATCAGCACCAATAACATAATAAGCCGTATCCACTGGCTCTTCCCAAACCTTGAGCACACCCAACCTTTCGGTTGATTTAAGCACTTCCGTATCTTGGAAGTTAGCTCCCATAGAATAACGATAACTTTCATAAGTAAGCTTCTTAGAAATCTTAGCAGCATCCGTACACCTCGCATTAGAAAAATAACTGGTTCCTGTCATCACAAAAGCATAGTCTTCTGTAGGTGGAAACTCTTGGTACATGAGTGCATCATCCTTGATACCTTCATAAAGCTTCCAACGCCACCACGCCATTTGTCTTGAGTTGATTTCCACGTCATAGAGTTTCTTAATGTCGCGTGTCCACTCTTTTTCCTCAGTGGTAAGTTTGCCATCCCAGTAAACTTTGTAAATATCACTCTCTGCTGGAATAGAATAAAATTGATTACGCCACCAACCACAGAAAATAGCTCTCTGTGTTTTAGCACGTTTAGCAGTGACATACATATCATGAAACATATTAAATCCTTGAGCTGTACTTTCAAACATATACAAACGCTCAGGATTGTTTTCAGCTAAAGATGCAATCAAGGATGCAAGACCTTCCTCGTTACCCCATGAGGCAGTTTCTGTACCATGCAAATAAGTAATGGCTTTACCTTGACCAAGACGAGATTTATTACCGGCAATCTGATAGAACACACGAGAACGGTTTTGTAGGACTAATTGATTTCGATTATGAGCCACAAGAGGAATCTTGTACTCTTTAGGTAACCCATCCATATACATGGCTAACGTTGACCTAAACATATCTCTATTCTCTTCAGTATCAGAAACTAAAGTGCCTTGCCAACCAGGGTGAGTAAATTGCCAATAAAGATCAAGTGCTAAAGAGATAGTAGTAATACCCAACTGTCTGCCTTTAAGAATCACAAAGAAATGAATGTCATTCTCTAGTCCTTTAGCAATCTCATCCATAACATAGGTCTGGGTACCCAACAAGGTATCCATATTCCTCAATCCTTGCTCTTTCGTCTCAATCTTTAACTGAGAACAAAAAGCGTAGAATTGCTTTAGATTAAATTTCATTTGATCCCTAGATATTGTCTAATCTGATCTAAGATTTGTAATTGTTGTGGTGTGTACATTTGATCTGCATTTTCCCACTGATTGAATGTATAACCTCTAAAGTACTCTGGCATACCAGTTTGTTTATACCAGTCAGCATAGGGTCTAGCTTCATTAAACTTTCTTTGGTGCTCTTGATAGCGATTACGCATAAAAGATTCAGGCACAGTTTGTGTAAAAGCACCATACATCTCCTTT